TTGTTGAACACTTACAGCAAAGGCTATCCCACGGATATTTTGTTGGCACTGTATATAAGCCCAGTACTGTTTGCATATACAGTATTTTGGTTAACATATCCCACGGCTATCCCATGGATACATTATTGAGCAAAATTAGAGCCAAAAAACGCAAAAAATACTGATTAAATATACAGTATTAAGGCTGAAACCCTTGCTATCACTGGGCTAGAGCGGAGTAGGGACAATTGGGGGCAAATAATGAAAGGCACAATGTACCTATTAATGGTGGTTAATTTGGGCTAATTGGCTGATACGTTGAAAGGGGCAGTTATTGCGGTGAGTGGGTTAGACAATAAGCAATAATGTATATAATATAACTTTTATCAATTAATCAATTGGAGCAACAAAAATGAAAGGCATTGAGAGACAAATAGCAAAACAAGCAAATTTGGTGCATATCCTTAACAAGGTTAAAACCAACCCAATCAATGAAAGAATAGAACGGGCGCTTTTAATCGCGCTTATAAATATTAAACAAGATATAGATAAAGGGGAATAATTATGAATTTTATTAAAAACGAAATTAAACGATATGGGTTTACAGTAGCTTGCCTTGGTTGGCTTACATTAAGCGCGGGCGCGATCCTATGCAATTATGCGCTTGTAACATTCCTTAAACTATTATTTTCTATGGGGGTTTAATCATGAATAAATCACAAATTAAAAAACTTATTGAAGATGGTTACAATAGATTGTATTTAATAAGTAATAAAGACTGGCGCGACTATAGGCAAGAAATGCTTAATAGTGAATTAAAAGCAGAAAAACAGCATAGATCTATTAACCCACATGATCACCCGATCTACTTAAACAGCGCAACACTAAGCGCAAAATACTTTTGCATTAAGTTTATGCTTAACGCTTTTCACAATCCAACTATTAAGCCGTCAGATGTGCTTTATAGTAAAAGATCTAGTTTAATCGCCAAAGGGTGTTTTGATTATTGGGGGGAAGAATTAATTGAGGCATTCAAGGGTTTTGATCTAGATGTTTTTAATCATTTAGACTATGAACAAGGCGGGATAGTTTACAACGGCAATGGGGGTGAATAATGAATAATTACTTAGCTGATTTATATCTTGAATATTGGAACGATTATTTAACCGTTGATACATTCGCGGAGCATAAACAATTAAAAAGGCTTGATGCTTTAATGCTGATCAACATGGGGCGCGAATATCACGAAGAGCGCGCGGAAAGAATAAAATATTTAAAACAGCTTAAGGAGGTAAGTCAGTGACTAAACTTAAATTGTTAAAAGATATGGGATTGCTTAAGCCCTATCTAAAAGAAAAACTTAATTATCCAAAGGCAATGGTTCAGAAATTGCATAAGCATAATTTTGAAGATTACTCATACAAAAACGATGAATGTGCATCTTTTGGCATGGGTCATTCTCTCAGTAATATGGATCATTGTTGTTTGTATATTGCACCACTTAAAACACTCAAAGCGATTGAAATTGATCACTACAAAGATGCCAAAGATGTGGGCGCAAAATATGTTTTTTATATTACTGATTTGGATAATTATTGGTTAGATATTGACGATGCAATAAAAGCATATATTCCACAATATTTAAAATACCTTGAGGAGTGTTAAGCATGAAAAAAATCTACACGTTGCACGGAACAAAAACGACAAATTGGGAGGTTAACTAATGACTTTATTAATTGATGAAGTAGAAATGCAATTTTATTTTCACGGGTTTATTGCGCAACCATTAACTAGGAAAAGAATTGCCTCCTATTTAATAAGGGGCTTTTCATATGATAAAATATATTCTTTAGGTTGTGACGCATATTGCCACAACAAATATTTTTAAGGGGGGCTTTATGTATTTAAAAAATGATCACATGATACCCGTAATCAAACGCCTTGAAGATCTAAGGGAAATTGACAACCAATCTAGGCGAATAGCAAGGGACGAATGGATAACCGCGCTAATAGGGTCAACGGCAGCCATTGCCCTAATCTTTACACTGGCAGCAATACTTAATCAATGAGAGGATATAAGACAATGCAAATTAAACTAGACTACTACGAAATACTAGAAGCACTTGAAGCCTATCTACTGGATAAGCACAATATCAAATGCTCGTTAAATGATAATCCTGATTATCCTTATCTAGATACGACTAAGGTTAAATATCAAACAACCAAAGATCCACACACTGGAAACTCGACAATAGATCCTAACAAAACCACCTACGAGCAAATCAACGTAGAAATCAACGATAACAGCGATATAACTATTTACATTTAATCAGCCTAAACCTAACAGCCCCGCCATAGTGCGGGGTTTTTTTTGTCTGTAATAAACACCCGCCCTATCTACTGGCACAATCCCCCCCAATCCAACCCAATACAATACAAGCCAATATAAGCGCATCTTAGCGCGATTACCCATTTACTATAGGGATATACACCTAAACAATATCACCGCCCTAACGATTAGCCAGGTCTATTGCAGCCCATCTAGTAATGATCCAATATAAGCCCCTTTTAAGCCGTTTTGAGCTGTTTTAGCGTAAAAGGCATATCACCAGTTTGGGGCTGAGATCGTCGATTCTGATGCATCGTAGGTACTTCTAGGGGTATGATCCGTAGGTTTCGCGCAAGCACTTTTATTGCGTAGCGACAGAATATTCAAAACCTAATCCTAATTGTGTATATTGTGATATTATGTAAAAAAACCAAAGGGAACTAGCATGGCATCTACAGGTGGAGTTAAGATAGGATCTAGCTATGACGAGGCTCGTACTAGAAAAGTTAACGCAGAAGCTGAGATAGCAGAATTAGAACTGGCGACTGTACACGGAACTTTAGTTGTTGCAGAAGATGTAGTAAAAGCGTGGGAAGAAGTGCTTGGTGCGTTAAAGGGTAAGTTGCTGTCTATACCGACTAAAGCCGCTCCTATTGTCTCTGCTGAGAATGAAGCTGGAATATGTCAGGACATCTTAGAAGACTTAATGAATGAAGCATTAGAGGAACTGAGTAACTATGATCCATCGGTCAACGCGACAGAAACGAAAGGAACTGAGGAAGCACCTGAAGACGGCAATAAAGACACTAAAGCCGCCACCAAAGCTAACCGTAAGTCAGTGGGCAGACCAAAAAAGACGACTAGACTCCCAAAGTAGTTCTGAGCCTGGTCGATGGCATACTGCTCGCGCTGAATACCAACGTGGCATTATGGATGCTTGCTCTGACCAGAACATACGAGAAGTTGTCGTTATGGCAGGAGCGCAGCTTGGCAAATCAGAAGCCTTGTTAAACATTATCGGGTATCACATAGATAACGACCCGTCACCGATTTTGTGTCTACAGCCTACCTTGGAAATGGCTCAAGCATTTTCAAAGGATCGTGTTGCTAACGGGTTGCTTAAATCTACAGTCTGCCTAAGAGGTAAAGTGAAAGACCCTCGCGCAAGAGACAGTGGAAATACTACATTACATAAATTGTTCCCTGGTGGCAGTTTGACACTTGTTGGTGCCAACAGTCCATCAGGTCTTGCATCTCGACCTATTCGCCTTGTGCTTTGTGATGAGGTTGATCGGTATCCCGCGAGTGCTGGCTCAGAGGGTGATCCTATACAACTAGCCCGTAAGAGAGCCGCTACGTTTTGGAATCGTAAGGTTGTTATGGTTTCGACTCCCACGAATAAAGATGCAAGTCGTATTGAAGAAGCGTTTGAAGCATCTGATATGCGTTACTACAACGTACCGTGTAAACATTGCCATCACGAGCAGAAGCTAAAGTGGTCTAACGTACAGTGGACTGATGACGACCCAGATACTGCAAAGTACCTATGCGATGGTTGCGATACATTATGGTCTGACTCAGATAGACGATGGGCTATTCGTAACGGAACATGGAAGGCAGATAAGGAATTTAAGGGTATAGCAGGATTTTCTATTAACGGTCTTTATTCTCCGTGGACACCTTTGTCTGATGGCGTAAGGGATTTCTTGTCCATGCGTAAGAACCCAGAGCAACTCAGAGTGTGGACTAACACTTACTTAGGGGAAACATGGGAAGATCAGGGTGAGACAATTGATGACTACTCTTTGGCAGAGAGAAGAGAAGCCTATGGCGAGGGAATACCTGATGAAGTTATCTTTCTTACCTGTGGGGTGGATGTTCAGGATGATCGATTAGAGCTATCTATTATCGGTTGGGGGAGAGATGATGAGTCTTGGGTGATTAACCATGAAGTTCTGTGGGGTGATCCTTCTACTCCGCAATTATGGACTGCCCTAGACACTAAATTGTTTACTACTTACCTGTGTAACGATGGTCGTCAATTGCCTATACGCGCTACCTGTATTGACTCTGGTGGACATTTCACTAATACGGTATACTCCTACGCTAAGAAGAATTATGCCCGAAGAGTTTTTGCTATCAAAGGTGTTGGTGGTGAAGGCAGGGCGATAGCGGGCAGACCATCTAAGAACAATATTGGTAAGTGTCTACTATTTCCTATTGGCGTTGATACTGCAAAAGATTTACTATTTGCTAGATTGCGGATTAGAGAGGAAGGTGCTGGTTATATACACTTTCACGATGACTTGAATGACGAGTATTTCCGTCAGTTAACCGCAGAGAAGATTGTGACTAAGTTCACTAGGGGATACAAGAAGCGTGTATTCCAAAAGATAAGACCAAGAAACGAAGCATTAGACTGTTTTGTTTACTCTATAGCGGCTTATGCTATATTGAACGTAGATATTAACGCTTTAGCAGATAACAGAGACAAGCAGCCACAGCAAACGGCTGAAAGTCCAGTTAAGCAGAAGCAATCATTTGTACCCAAGACAGGGAAGAGTTTTGTTAATTCGTGGCGATAAAGGTGTAAATTAATGGCGAATCTATTTGATGCTGCTAACGCTCCAGAGGGAGAACCACAGGAAATTGTTGTAGGGGACTTTATACAGTGGAAGCGGTCAGATATTGTCGCTGACTATCCTACGGATACCTACACAGTAAGATATATTGCTAGAATTTCTGGTGGCGGTGATAATGAAATACTTATTACTGGCACAGGTCAAACATCTCATTATTTATTCACAGTCCTAAACGATGACACTGGTAACGGCAATAGTCTGACTGTAACTGGTAGTTCAAACTTTGTGCCAGGTCATTACTTCTACCAACTAGAAATAGAAAGAAACTCAGACAATGAAAGAGTAATTGTTGATCGCGGTCATTTTGTAGTCGTTCCTGATTTAGATGTAAACCAAGCTGACCCAAGAAGCCATGCTGAAGTAATGCTAGGAAAGATAGAGAGTTTACTGTCTGGCAAAGCTGATTCTGATGTGGCAAGCTATTCCATAGCTGGTAGATCATTGAACAAGATGACGTTTGAAGAGCTAGTCAATGCTAGAGACTTCTACAGAAGAGAAGTTAAGCAGGAAATGAACGCAATAGACATTAAGCATGGGCGTAAAGGCTCAAGCACTATAAAAGTGAGGTTTTAAATGGCTCTTTTTGACATATTTAAGCCAAAAGCCGTAAAAAAAGACAAAATGTTTAAGAGATCGTATTCAGCAGCTAATGCTGGCAACTTATTCAACGATTTTAAGGCTTCTGAGAGGTCTGCTGACTCAGAGTTAAGACCAGCACTAAGATCAATCAGGTCTAGATCAAGAGACTTAGCTAGAAACAACGAATATGCCAAAAAATACCTTAGTTTGCTTAAAATTAACATAGTTGGCGAAAAAGGCTTTACTTTGCAGGTAAAAGCAACTGATTCCATAGGTAAATTAGACAGAGATGGTAATCAAAAGGTTGAAACTGCATTTCGTAAGTGGGGCAAGCTAGGTAACTGCACTGTTGATGGCGGTATGTCGTGGATAGATGCACAAAAGTTAGCTGTTGAATGTCTAGCCCGTGACGGTGAAGTGTTTATCATTAAGCATCGTGGTGCTTCATTCCATGATTCATTTGCCTTAGAGTTTCTTGAGCCTGATCAAATTGATGAGCAAAAGAACGAAAGACTGTCTAATGGCAACGAAGTTAGAATGGGCGTTGAGCTAAATAAGTTTCGCAAGCCTGTTGCGTATCATGTTTTGACGTATCATCCTGGTGATTACGATTATACGACTTCTGGTAAGTCGCCTAAGCACGTTCGCATACCCGCTGATAGAATGATTCACCTGTACGACCCTAATCGTGCAGGACAGTCTCGCGGTGAGCCTTGGATGGCATCTGCTATCTCTGCAATGAAGCAGTTAGGCGCATTAAGAGAAGCTGCGGTAGTAAATGCCCGCATTGGTGCCAGTAAGATGGGCTTTTTCACTTCTCCTAGTGGTGATGGCTTTGTTGCTGATGACTTAGATGGCAATGTTCCTATCATGGAAGCGACTCCAGGCTCATTCCACCAGTTGCCTAACGGTGTAGACTTTAAGACGTTCGACCCGCAGTATCCTAACAATGAGTTTGATTCGTTTCACAAAGCAGTGCTAAAAGGCATTGCTTCTGCATTAGGGGTTAGCTATTTTGCCTTATCTAACGATTTAGAGTCTGTATCTTACAGTTCTATTCGTCAGGGTGCGCTAGAAGAGCGTGATGCGTATCGTAACCTACAGAAGTTTGTAACTGATCACTTTGTTCGCGTAGTTTATGATGATTGGCTTGCAGCATCGATGGAAGTTAACAGCTTTGGCATACCTTTACGTCAATATGACCGTTTCTGTGATGCCGCTCAATTCCGAGGCAAGGCATGGAACTGGGTTGACCCGCAGAAAGAAATGAATGCAGCGATCACAGGGCTTAAATCAGGCGTTCTAAGCCTATCTGACGTTGCTAGTCAGTATGGTAAGGATGTAGAGGAGTTAGTGTCTCAAATCGCACGAGATCGCGATATAGCAGAACAATATGGAGTGAACTACGCATTAGAGCCGTATGGTGCTAGTTTTAACAGTGTTGACCCTGAGATAGCGGGAGATGACGATGCCGAAGTTCAAGGGTAAAGATATAAACACTAAGCCTACCGATGGAATGGTAGAAGAGGCTGTAAAAGGCTTAGAATGGCGCAAAGAGTTTGGTCGTGGCGGCACTGAAGTTGGTGTAGCTAGGGCAAGAGACATAAAGAATAGAAAAGAGCTATCATTCGATACAGTTAAAAGAATGTACTCTTTCTTTAGTCGGCATGAAGTAGACAAGAAGGCTGAAGGATTCCGACCTGGTGAAGAAGGTTATCCAAGTGCAGGGCGAATAGCCTGGGCATTGTGGGGCGGTGATGCAGGGTTTTCTTGGTCTAGGAAGATTGCTGGGCAATTAGACGATGATAGAAACGAAGAGGCTGTAAATATGGACAATGAAGTAGAGGTAGAAGCTACTGTTGAGTCTGTTGACGAGGTTCGTACTGAAGAAGTAGTTGAAGAGACAGTAGAAGAAACTGCTGAAGCTGTAGAAGAGACTACAGAAGAAGTGGTAGAAGAAACTGATCGCTCGGCTAGTCCTGAAGTGCAGCATCGTGCAATGGAGATCGATTTTTCTCCCATTGATGAAGAGACAAGAACAGTTAAGATGGCAATATCGAGTGAAGAGCCTGTAGGTCGTTCATTCGGTACTGAAGTATTAGACCATACGCGAGAGTCGATAGATTTATCGTTCTTAGCATCTGGTCGCGCACCATTGCTTTTGGATCACGATCCAGAGAAGCAGATTGGTGTTATTAAATCGGTAGAGCTTGACGAGAATGCGCGTAGACTACGTGCAGAAGTTCGCTTTGGAAAAGGTGAATTGGCTCGTGAGGCTTTCTCTGATGTTGTTGATGGAATTAAAGCTAACATTTCCGTTGGTTACTCTATTGGCAAAATGGAAAGAGACAAAGGCGATAAGGAAACCTATCGTGCTAAGTCATGGAAACCCGTTGAAGCAAGTTTGGTGTCTATTCCTGCCGATATGACAGTTGGCGTTGGGCGTTCAGGCAAAGCTGAAAATAAACCCGTAATTAAAACTTCCCTAAAAGAGAGAAATATTATGTCAGAAGTTAATATCGAAGCGGTAAAAGCTGAAGCCCAGCAAGCCGCACAAAAGAATGCCGCTCAAATCGTTGAGTTAGGCGCACGTCACAATAAGTCAGATATGGCTCGCGATGCTATTGCAAAAGGCGAATCAATCGAATCTTTCCGTGGCGCATTACTAGAATCAATCGGTTCTGAGTCTGCACTAGAAAGCCAAGACATCGGCATGAAAGATGCTGAAGTTAAACGCTTCTCTATGGCTAAAGCTATCCACGCTCTAGCTAACCCAACTGATCGTAGAGCGCAAGAAGCCGCAGCATTTGAATTTGAATGTTCACGAGCTGCTGCTGACCAGTACGGAAAAACTGCACAGGGCATTATGCTTCCTGCTGACGTTCTTCGTAACTGGAAACGTGACATGAACGCTCTTACTAATGACACTGCTTTGGTTACTGAAGACTTCCGTGGTGGCGATTTCATCGATGCCCTACGCAACCAATCTTCTGTAATGGCGGCTGGTGCGCGTATGCTTGGTGGTCTAAGCGGTGACGTTAAGATTCCACGCAAATCTACTGCATCAACTGCTGCGTTTGTTGATGGTGAAGGTACTGCTGTAGCTGAATCAGAAATGACTGTTGGTCAGGTTTCATTGACTCCTAAGACTCTAGGTGCATTCACTGACGTAACTCGTCAGCTTCTAATGCAATCTAGCTTAGACATTGAAAGCCTAATCCGTGATGATCTTGCTAAGTCTATTGCTATTGCAATCGATAAAGCTGGTCTTGAGGGTTCTGGTAATAACGGTAACCCAACTGGTATCTTAAACACTGCTAATGTTGGAACTGTAACTGCATTTGCTGGTGCTAACCCAACTTTTGCTGAAGCTGTAAGCCTTGAAACTGCTGTTGCTGGTGCTAACGCACTTAACGGCAACCTTTCATACATTCTTCCTGCTGCAATGAACGGAGCGCTTAAAACGACTTCTGTTGACGATGGTTCAGGTGTGTTTGTATCTCAAGGTGGTCAGATCAATGGTTATAACGCTATTGTATCTGCACAAGCAACTGCTGGTAACTTGTACTTCGGTAACTTTGATGACCTACTAATCGGTATGTTCGGTGGTTTGGACATCGTAGTTGACCCATACACTGCTTCTACTACTGGTACTGTTCGCGTTGTTGCGATGCAGTCTGTAGACGTAGCTGTACGTCACGCTGCAAGTTTCGCTTTCGGTAACGATGGCGCATAAGTAATACTGAGGGGGTTCGCCCCCTCTTTTACTAAAGGCTATTCCGTGGCTATCCCATAGTAGCTTTTACTAAAGGAGATAAGTATGAAAGTTAAATTTGTAGAAAGATGCAATATTGACTCAGCACTTTATAGAGTAGGAAGTATTTTAGACCTGCCAAAGAAAGAAGCTGACAAGCTAATAGACTCTGGCAAATGCGTTGCTGTTGAATCTAAGAAGAAAGCAAAGAACAGAAGCGTTGGGCTTGAGGCAAGTGAATTAGAAACTAGAGTGAAAACAGATGCCAGTTGAGACTGCTGACGATAGAGCCTTTATGATAGCTGACTTTGGTGAGTCAGTTACTTATATGCCAACAGGTAGAGTAAAGAGTACCATTACGGCAATATTTGACAACCAATACCAGTCTGTTGATGCGGGTGGTACGGTTAGCTTTGCAGTTGTGCAACCAAGACTTACAGTTAGAACGGCTGATATACCGAATGCGGAAGAGGGTGATTGCTTCCTCGTTCGCAGTACATTGTATGCTGTTACTATCTTAATGGATGATGGCACGGGCATTACAGAGATTGCACTAGAGGCGCAGCCATGAGTCATGTCAGAAAGAGCATAAGGGATAATATCAAGACAACACTTACTGGTCTTGCGACAACTCGAAGCAATGTGTTTCAGAGTCGAGTCTATCCCATGCATGGTTCAAAGCTACCAGGTATCTTGCTGTATAATAGGTCTGAGGAAACATCCTACGAAACAGTTAGCACACCTAGAACGCAAATTAGAAGTTGCGAATATAGACTAGAAATTTATGTCAAAGGAGTCGCTAATTATGATGACACCCTTGACCAAATATGCCTTGAGATAGAAGAGGCATTGTATACAGATTTAACTCGTGGCGGTAATGCTAAGGATACACGCATTACTAGCTTCGATGCAGATTTTGATGGTGGTGGAGATCAGCCCGTAGCTGTTTGTACACTGACTGTTGAAGTAATGTATCAGGTAAGAGAAAATAACCCTGATATTTCAATTTAATGGCGATTACGCCTTTTTTATATATTTGAGGTAACTAAAATGGCAACACACACTGGACACTCAGGCGTAGTCACGGTAGGCACAAGCACTATGGCTGAAGTTAAAGACTTCTCGATTGAAATTACTGCTAACACAGTAGATGCAACTACAATGGTAGGCGCATCAAATGCTGATGAAGGCTGGACTAGAACTAAAGTCACTAACCGTTCTTGGACTGCAAGCATTAACTGTTTCTTTGATGACGCTGCAACTAATGGTCAGATTGAGATGACAAACAACATCAATCAATCTGTTACTTCTATGCTTGCTAATGCAGGAGTAGCCGTTGTTCTTGAAGGTGGTGGCGATACTTACACTGGAACTGCTCTTGTAACGTCAGTTTCTAAATCTGTTGCTGGTGACGGACTTATTGAAGTTTCGTTTA